CGATTCGTGGACCCGTAAATGATCCAGCAGGAAGGACCCGGAGGTCATCGGCGGCCATAGCCACGAGAGGCGGAGTCAAGGACGCGCTGGACGCCTTTGATGAACTGTTCGTTCATGCGTAGCTGAAGTTCAGTGCGGATGAGTTGACCGTGAGTGGAGTTACGAAGGACGATGGAGCCGATTGATGGGCCGGATACGAAGCGGAGCTTTGAGTTGGGTTGATTGTTGATGCGTTGGAATGGCTTGCCTTGAAGCGAGCCTGAACGGATGATGAAGCCACGTGCGACTGGTTTGCGTTGGCCGCGTTCGATCATGACGGTGAGACCACGACCTGGGCGCATGGCGTCTTTGCCACCGTATTGAAGAGCTGATGGTGGCTTACGAGAAAAGATGAGGGTTGCTCTATCGCCTGCGATGAATGGGCCTTTGATATCTTGCTTGATGCGTGCTGAACCGATGTTGTAGCGCTCGCGGATGGATTTAGCAGCTGCTGTTGGTACTGCACGTGAGGCGTAAGAGAGGCCGCCTTTAAGTGCTTTTTCGTAGAGCTTGGGGTCGGTGTAGGCCTTCATTTTGAGAAGGTCGGAGACTCCTGTTAGTTGGCAATCAAAGCGAAAGGCCATGGCTAGGAGGAGTGCAGGAAGAGGAGGATGCCATCAGCTGCGAGGGTGTTGAGGCGCAGCAGGGCGTCGTCATAACAGTCTGCCCAGATGGTGGCTAGGCGTGGTTCATCGTGATCTGAGACTAAGTAATTAAATAGATAGTGACCATGTTTTTTATGGTCAGATGAGGTTTGGATGTATAGACCTGTTAGTTCAAATGTAGCGAGGAGTTGCAAGCCTATATCTTCTGCTTGTGCAAATGTGGAATCATCGTTCATCACCAGGCCAAACGGCTCGCCTGTTATGGGGTGATTGGAAACGATTGACCACGGTTCAGCCATTGCAGGGATGGCGTTGTGGTTAGTTTTGCAGGGGGATGATGGTGATGATGGCGCCTGGGTGTTCTGAGCCAACGGTGTAGCGCTTGGTGAAGGATGAGACGGCGATTCGTGCGTCATCTTGAAGCAGTCCGCTATCCACGAGAGCATCTTCAGTAGAGCGGAGGCATTTAGAGCCATCGGGCTTGACGCTATGGAATGTTGGTGCTGATGGCTTGAGGATGCCTTTGGTGTTGTAGTGAGACTTTGGCCGCGGGAAGAGGAAGACGCATGAGAGGGAGACTGGGCCTGTGATGGTGGGTTGCTGTGTGGCGACGGCCGCTTGCTGCACGAGGTAGCGCCAAGGCTTGACCTGTGTAGAGGATTCGATCATGCGCCCATTGCCAACGTGCCGTTTTGAGCCTTGGGGTGCTGGGGGCATACCTGCAACGGTGAAGGTCAGCATTTTTAATCAGCATCCAGCTCGGCGGCGATGGCGAGGAGATCATCGGAATCAATGACAAGAGGCCTTTGGTCAGCAAATTCTTCGGGCACGTTGGAGTAACCAAGCTGCTCGACAACAGCTCGCAGGGCGGCGGCGATGGCAGGCAGATAGTGCCAATCGTCCGCGTTCCCGCCGGCAACACGGTTGAACTCCCAAAACACTTGTTGTGCGGCGGGGGACAGGTCAGTCATTAAGTTGCTCCAGAGCACGGCGAAGTGGTTCGACAATGTTTGGATCCGTGGTTCGTTGCTGCAGTAATTCCAATGCTTTCAACGCCTGCTCCTTCAAGCTCGGCGGCTTGGGTCGGCGAAAGGCATGGAGTTGACGAATCTCGTCTCGCCCAAACAAGCGGCGATCGAGCCACTCACAGCACGCCTCCAGCTCCTGGTCTGCGCCCCATTGGGCAGCGAGGCTGAATACATTTTCATCTAAACAGGATTCAAAAAGGCCTATCCAAAGCAAGGCCAGCTCCAGCGGAGGGTTGATGGGGTGATCAGTCATGAACTTGGCAGGCGTACTTCCCAGTAGGTGTTGATCTTTATCTTGGCTTCGCCCATGGCGACCGATAGTCGTTCAGCTGACTTGAGCTGTTCACGTTGCTCAAGGATGGATTCAGGGTAGACGTAAGACTTTTTTGATCGCCTATTGATCTTGTAGTCGTTCCATTCCATCTTCTCCTCAGCTTCACCCGCTTCCACCATTTGATCCAATAGGTCAAGGAGTTCCTGGCGTCTGGTTTGAAGGGTCTTTTCACTACGGGCTAAAGCTGTCAGTTCGTTGAGGGTATATTCAAGAGAGGGCAAGGTGGACAAGGAGAGCGATGAGGCCGCAGGACCAGAGGAAGAGGAAGAAGTCGGCATTGCGTTGTTGACGGCGAAGGGTTTGTTGCTGTTTGGTGCGTTGTTGGCGTCTGATGTAGCGGTTGCGTGAGGTGGATGCAAAGGCAGGCAAGGTTGGTGTGGTCATGGTTTGGGCTGACAGTTGACGATTGCGGCGGAAGGGAATTGCTTGAGGAAGGCGGCCTTTGCCTGCTGTTCGGTCATGCCTGTAGGCGTGATCCATTCGGTGACCTGTTCGGCATGGCAGGGGTACGCCGGGCCGGTGGGCACGTAGGTGATGAAGTAGGTCATGGCTCAACGCTGGTAGCTGTAGCTAGCGCTAATAGCGCGAGGCCAAGAGGTGTGCGGCGTGATGTTGCCGCAGCGTGTTGTGCGTTCATGTCTGAGATGCGGAGGGTCGCCCCAGACGGAAGGTAGGCTAGTCAGCCCTAGTCGTCAACCCCTATTGCAGAGAAGGGGTGCCGGGATTCCGATGGTCCGCAAAAACCCGCCCTGATTCCCCTTTCGGGTGTTGTATTCAGGCCATCCCGGCAGGTACAGAGTGACATGGGATGGGAGCCTATGGGGCTAGGTGCGGCTAATTAGGGACTTACCAGGGGCGAAAGCGTGCTGCGTACTGCTCACAGGCGTAGGACCAGGCCTGCAGGCATTCGTCGGCGGTGTGGGTTTGGATCGTGAGGCTGCCAGGGCGTGACCAAAGGGTGAGGCAACGACTGATCGGCAGGTCGTACAGCTCCCCGATCATCTCCACACCGGCGCCCAGTTGCGGTTTGGTGTCATAGGGCTGGCTGGTTTTGCTGCTCTGGGTTTTCAGGTCAGCGATGCCAAAGGAGCCATCCGGGAACTGAATGACCAGATCAGCGGTGCCGGCAACGTTGCGGCGTGTGCTGTAGGCCATGATTTCACTGCCCACCACTGTGATGCGGTCCCATAACGGTGAGGCCAGCAGCGGTTCGATCCACTCGGCGTAGTCACCAAGGGGCGGTGCTTGCAGGTTCGGCGGTGGGTTGGGATTCCAGCGTTGGTTGACGAATGCCTCCAGCGTCTGGTGCAGCGTGTTGCCCCTCGGCTCCCATGTCGCCTTGCTGGCCATGATGGCTTCGATCTGTTTCTCGGTCTTGGTCACCGCTCCAATCAGCTGGGTGACGCTCACCGGGAAGGGCTGACCGCTCGGGCTGAGGTATGTCCACGTTTGGCTGTCCCTCGTTAGCCCTAACGGCTGAAGCCAAATCGGGGATGGGCACGTTGGCGGCGACGACTTCAACGGTTTCGGTGCGGCGGAGGGGGTTGGCATAGGGGACTGGCGGGAAGAAATCAAAGCCGAAGTATTTGTTGCGGCGTGCTTCGCGCAGGCAGAGTTCGTAACCGGGTGATGGTTGATCGAGCTGCTCAAGGGTCCAGAGGCCCTTTTCAATGCCGTGGCGAAGAGTTAATGCAACAGATGCGTTGTCAAAGATGCTGTTCATATCAAAAGCTAGTTAGCCCTAGTCAATAACGAACGCCAAATGGCTACTGGGCGGCGATTAGCGCAGGGCCTGATGGTGGGCACCACGCGGTCGGTTTTGATGATCAGGCCGTCCATTGCCGCGGCCCGCATGACAGCACCCATGGCGCGATGCTCTCGCGTGCGGAAACCTTGGGCGTCAAGTTCTGCCCAGACCTGATCAGACGTGAACTCACAGCAGGTAGCGGCCAAGTTGCGGACGATGGCCAAGGCTGCATCACGCCATTCGGTGTTGGCGTTGTCATAGGCGCGTGCCATGCCGATGGCTTTGTTGGCTTCGCCTTCAAGGCACAGGGTTAATTGCGTCACCATTGCACCCCCTGCAGCACAGGGTTGGTCACGGGCTCTTCCGGCAAAAGGACAACAGCACCTGGCGTGGGCTGAGGGTTGAAGCAATCAGGTCTGGCCATCCGCTCCGGTAGATCAGCCTTCAGGCCCCACGCGACGTTGGCGCGGCCGTTCTCGTTGCGGAACACGTAATTCAAAAGCTGCATAGGCAGGGGCAGGTCTTCCATGGGGTCGGGGTCGAGCAGGCGCTGCGCAGCGGCGTAAATCCAGATCTCAGGCGTGAGGTCTTCCTTGGCTTTGGCAGGGAAGGTGGCCCACAGCAGAGCAAAGGTCGATTCCGCCATCCGCTTACCGCGTGGCAGTGCTTCGCTCAGGGCGCCGAGCGTGGCGGTGAAATGCTCAAAAGGGAGCACGGTTCGCCTCCATCTCTTGGTGCTTGCGAATGACCGATTCGACGATCAACTGCTGAGGGGTTTTGGGAGCCGCGCTGCCTGTTTGACCTCGTTGCCCAGCAGGGGCATCAAAGCGTTCAAGGTTGGCCAGGGTCACGCCCTTCCACTTGCCATTGATCGCCAGCTCCAGCTGCTGACGCACCACCGCGTCGCCATGCTTCTCCTGAATCTTGGTCAGCTCGGTTTGCAAAAGGGCCCAGGCACGGTCGCCTCTGCTTCCTCCCTTGATCTGCCAAAACTCTTTGATCAGGTCGTCATGCGCCAGCAAGTTGCCACGCAGGTCACGGCTGTTCTTGACCTTGGTGCGAGGAATGCTGGGCAGGTGGTCTTTCTTGTTCCGAGGAATCCATAAATCCCCCTTCCTAGGTCCTCCCTCAGACTCCCTCCCGACACCATCCCCCAGATCTATATGGGAAGGGAGGTCAGTAAACGTTTGTTCAGGAGAGAGACGGTCTTCTACCCAGCTTGGCTGCGGTAGAGGTGCAGAGTCTGTCTCCGTTGCCGTGTGACCTGTGTTTCCCGCACCGACACGGTACGCGGGTAGCTTAGACCCCGTGTCAATAGCGTTAGCTAGCAGCAGGCAGATAAAGCCCTTCCTGTCTAGGAAGTCAGGCTTTGCGGCGTCGATCCTGTCCAGCAGGTGCGCTGGAATCGTGAAATTCAGCTGTGGCACAAGCGGTAGCGGTGCAGTAGTGGGTAGGTAGTGCTGAGCCCACCAGCAGTAGTGCTGCGGTATTGCTCGGCTACCGGAGAAACTAGCGGCAGCTAGTCATAGGTCAACCCCTGCACGGCCCTAATCACTGAGTCCACCGCGACCTGCTGCGGGATGCATCACCCTTCCCGTTTGGCGCGGCTACGGCTGCGAGCCGTCTTAGCGGCGTTCCACTCACGGCCCTCAGGCGTCAGGCGCCAGCAGCGGCTACACAGGCCCCCCTTGTCGGCATTGCGCACCTGCTTCCCGCACTTGGGACAATCAGGCAGATCAGGCAGCAGCCCCGCTTTGCGGTCGCGGTAGCGCTTGGCTCTAGTGGCGTCGGTGTCAGGCATAAGAAAAGGCCCCCGTAGGGGCCGGTAAGGAATCAGGCGGATGCAATCACAAGAGCGAACACGTCGTTGCGAAGGTCGGCAACGTGCTCACGCTGGAAGGAGGCGTCTTGGGCTTTGAACCATGCAGCAAACGCTTCCAGGCCAGCCTGCTCGCTGAGGTAGCCACCAACTTTGATGCTTGTAGGCACGGTGCCGCTGAAGGAGTAGGTGCCGCTGCAGCAAACAAGCTGGGTGCCGAAAGTGCCGATGCTGAGCAGAGGAGCGGTGGTCATGGTTGGTTTTGCGGTGGGGTCGCCCCCGTTGAATTAATAGTAACCCACACGTGACAGCAGGGGAGGCCGCGGCCGTGCCAGTTCACACGTTGTCACAAATGGGTTACGGCTGGCAAGCGGCCTAGAAGCCGTAGTCGTAGAACTTGCGGTGGCCGGGGCGCAGGAAGTTACCTCGGCTGTTGCTGCTGGTGCCCTTGAGCTTCCAGGAACCGTTGCCTCGCTGGGAAAAAGTCAGGACCCGCTCCTCCAGCTCATCAAGGATGCGCCACTCGGCCGGCTCGGTTACGACGCCAGCAAAACCGCCAGGGATCATCTCGGGCGCCTTGGCGATCTCGGTCTTGTTGACGCGGACTTTGACGGTCTTGGCAGTGCGGGCAATGACGGTGCAGGGCTCAACATCGGTGTAGATGGCCCAGCTGCAGGCATCACCGATTTGGGGGTTGAAGGTGTTGGTGGTCATGGTTTGCGGTGCGGTGGAGGGCCTTGCCTCCGATGAACTAACTGTAACCCACACGTGACACAGATCAGGGGTCGGTGGTGGCCGCTTCACCACCTGTCACAAATGGGTTACGGGGTGGGGCACAAAAAGGCCCCGGTGGGGGCCGGGGCGATCAGGCGGCTTGGCCGGGCCAGCGCTTGGGGATTGGTGGCTTCCCATCCAGCGCATCCAGCGCCACCTCCAACAGGTAGGCCGCCAAGTTGCTGGTGCTCCGCCCCTGTTCATCGCTGAGGGTCAGCAGGTGTTCGCTGACGGAGTGCGAGACGGTAATCGTGATGCGTTTGGGGCTACGCGACACCCGTTGAAGTGAAGCGGTCATTGCGGTTCTCGGTTGTTCCCAGCGGCCTAGCGGCTGCTAGTTGACCTAAGAACAATAGGCTCCGCTAGCGACAAACCTAAGAATGCAGCAGATTTGCGTCACTCTGCAGCTCGCCCAGCACCACCAGCGCCTGCTTCAAATGCCCCTCAAACCGGCTCAGCCCCGGCCCAAGCGCTTCCGGTAGGGCATAGAACTCACGCGCATCCGACAAGCACCTCAAAGCGTCACGCACGCCAGCCCCTAGCGACTCATACGCCAGGCCCTCTTGGCCCATCAAATCGGTCAACGTGCTGGCACTGATCGGCTGCCCTGTCAAGGCGCGAAATGCTGTGGTCATGCGGGTTTACGCAGCGTGGTTACAGGCGAAGTACCTCTGGAAGTCCTAGGCCTGTGTCCATAAGCTAGCAAATAGAGAAGCCTTTGCACAGCAGTGGCCACGGCGATTTACGCCCGCGTCTCAACCCAGTCAGAGGAGCAGGCACACGCACTTGAGCAGCAGCTGCATCGCCTGCGGTTGAAGGCGGCAGAGCTTGGGGAGCCGCTAGTTGAGTTTGTGGACGTGGCCAGCGCAACGCGGGATGACAGGCCGGAACTGACGCGGCTGCTGAAGGCTTGTGATGGTGGGCAGCTGACCACGGTGATCTGCACGCGGCTTGACCGGATGAGCCGCTCAACGGTCCACGGCGGCAGGCTGCTGCGCCTGTTCAACCAAGACCATTGGCCAAACCTGATTTGCCTTGATCAGCCGATTGACTTGGCTACAGCGGCCGGGCGTTTTTACGCATCACTGCTGATGAGCTTGGCGCAAATGGAGTCAGAGCTGATTGGCGAAAGGGTCCATCACGGCCAGGTGTATGCACGCACGCAGATGAAGCCACAGGCAGGCAAACCGCCGTGGGGCTATCGGTACACAGAGGGGAAGATGAATTACGAGGTTGACGAAAAGCTGGCGCCCTTCGCGCAAGAAATTGTCAACGAGTTGCTGGCGACAGCGAGCCTGCAAAAGGCTTTTGCATACCAAGAGGCGCATTGTGGGGCACCGTTCAAAAGCACAGAGGGCTTAAAGCGATGGCTACTGAATCCAGCCATTACTGGCGCCCGTGTCTATGGAACGTGCAAATGGGTGATCAAGCCCGATAGCAGCAAGAGAAGACTGATCAATCCACCAGGCCAAGTAATGGAGACCTATCCAAATGCCCATCCAGCGTTGATTAGCGCTGAACAACAGAAGAGGGTGGCAGCTGTGGTGCATTCATTGGGGCACAGGAGGCTGACGCCCGTAAGTCCAAGGCGGACAAGGGTGCTGACCAACCTGCTGGAGTGCGGTTACTGCGGGCACACCATGTCTCACCACTATCCGCGAAAGGATGGGCCCCATTACTACAGATGCACGTATCGGCTTTGCGCAAAGCGGCCTCATACGGCAATTAGGGAGGACGAAGCGGTGCAGGCGGCTGTTGACGTGTTGGCTGATCATCGCCAGCTGCTGGCCTATGGGGGCGTGATTAAGGAGCTGCAGTTACGGCAGCAGCTAAGTCCTGAGGTGCAGAAGCTGCAGGCACAGATCAGGGATTTGAAGCTGCTAGAGGATCCAGAGGTGGCTGGCGTGATTGCGCGTAAGGCCAAGCGGCTGGATGCGTTGATCAATGAGCGGATCGCGGATGGTGGCTCACGGTTCAGCTTGGACGATGCGGAGGCTGCGTTGGACCGTCAGGAGGTATGGGATGAACTGCTGGCAACGCCAGAGCGCCAGAGGGAGCTGTTTAGCCAGTGGCTTGAGCGGATGGTGGTGCGCGATGGGGTGGTGGTGGAGACAAAGCTAAGGACAGGGGCAAGTGCGCCTAGCAGTTCCTAGCGGTAAGCTAGCCAATACCGGAGCCAAGCCCCATGGAGCACGACCGTTACAAGCACCCTTCGCTAGCCGCCAGGCAACGGTTCGGGCGCACGCTCAACGCTTGGGTGATCCGCAACGGCTGGACCCACAGCACGCTGCATGAATGGGGTGAACAGGCTGGGTTCCCGGCGGTGCGAGACAGCAGCTTTAACCGTCTGCAGAACTCCAAGACAGAGCAGCCGTCACCCCTGACCTTTATTCAGCTAGCGATGGCCAATGCCCGTGTGGCAGCAGGCGATTACAAGGGTGTGAGTGACCGTCAACTGAAGGACCGGCTCAAGGATTCCGAGGCGATTTGCGATGCCACCGGCAAGCCATGGGGGGCCATGGAGTTTTTCGGGCATTTCGTGGGTGAGCTTGAGGCGCCTACGTCGCTGCAACTGCCAGAACCGCTGACGGCAAAGGAGGCTGAGGCGATGAGTGCCAAGCACCAGGAGCGCTTTGAGGCGATAGCCGAGACCAAAGGCCTTAAGCCAGCACAGGCATGGAAGCAGCTGGAGCAGCATTGCAATGGCCTGACTGCTGGCCAGAAGGACCTGTTGCGCAACGTGCTAAGCGGGTGGCACGTGTGGGATCCGGGCGAATGGGAGGCGATTTGCGCGAACGGCAACGACCCAGTAGACGTGGCGTTAGCGGCGTGGGATAAAGCAGTTGACGACTAGGCTTGCCTAGCCTATGGTGCGCCGGTGCTGCAGATCCGCAGCATCCGTAAACCGCATCCATGACCGCCGAGCTAACAAAGGCGTTATGCGCCTTTCATCGTGATGTGTCCACGATCCACAAAGAGGCACACGCCCAATACGGCAAATATGCAGACCTGGCTGCTGTTCTGAGCACTGTGCTGCCAGCGCTATCAAAAAACGGTCTTGCTGTTGTTCAGACGTTTGAGCCTTGTGCTGACGGTGAGCAAGTGCTGGTGACCGCTTTGCTGCATACAAGTGGTGAGCGCATTGAAAGCAGGCTGCCCTTGGTTGTGCCAAAGGGTCGCAATCCACTGCATGACTGGGGAGGCGCTACCACTTACAGCCGCCGCTATGCGTTGTTGGCCATCTTGTCCTTGTCGGCTGGCATTGAAGACGATGACGGTGACCATGCAACTCAAGCCGCGCCTGCTGCTGCAAAGGCGGTTAGCGCTAGCGAAGATCAGGAGAAGCCAAGCGCAAAGCGGCTGAACTCCGTAAACCCTGAGCGGCTAAGCCAACAGGAAAAAGATGAGCTGGTGAATGCCGTTGTGGCTTTGCCCCAGGGGCGGCGCGAAGAGGTGGTCGCCGCGTTTAAAGCCCGTTTTGCCATCCCAGAAAAGGGGAAAGCTGCTGACTATGTGAAGACGGCAATTCATCGCGATTTTCTGCTGAAGGAATTAAATGCCGTATCAAGCAAATGACGACATTCGACTGGCTCTCGCGCATGTATGCAATGCCATCGCCGTGTACGAATCTTCATCAGCGGAAGCATATGCAGAAGCTGCATACAACGCACGACTGGTTAACTTCGGCAACCACTGCGCCCATCGCGCCCTGCTCCAGCGCATCAAACACGACCTGTCGTTACTCCATAGATCCTTATCTGCACCGGGTTTATTGGGTGCTGACGAACAGTGAGGGTATGTATCTTGCTGCAATCTGCGGCAATGTGCTGCACTGGGTCAAATCGCCAAATGACATACCTGAAAGGCTGCTGAGTTTGTCACATGAGGCGGTAAAGGCGCGGTGGCTTGCGCTACGCCAAACGCATGATTTATGTGTAGATGGACTGTCAATTAAGCCCATTGATTTCTATGCCCATCGAGCCAGCCCCCATCTTTGGTGCGCCAGCGATGACTAGCACTAGCGAAGGCAAACCACGGCGTTATGGCCGTAGTACCCAGTCCAAGGGGGTTGGCGTTCACCTCTGGCCTGACGTAATGCAGCTCATTGAGAAGCACGCCATTGAGCATCAGCTCACTCCAAGCGGTGCGGTTCATGACTGCCTACGCCGCTATTTCAAACTACCCACCATCAATTGACCGATGACTAATTTCGCACCCGACGCATTCACGCTTTGGTTCAGCTGTAACCAAGATCAAAAAACACAAGGCGCCTACTGGGCGGCAGCTGAGGTTCCTATTGAGGAAATTGAAAAGCTGTACAACTGGGCGCTGCAGCAGGACCCCATCAGAAATGACAAGGGTCAACACTGTGTGCCTATGCGTGCCAGCCTGCGGCCCAAGACCAGCCGTTCAGGTAATGACTACCTGCTGTTGGCAATCAGTGATCAGAAAGCCAAGGCTGCAACATCTAACCGGCTGCCCTTCTGATGAACCCTTGCGAACCGAGTAAGCAACAGGCACGCCAAGACCTGTTAGAGGAGGCCTACATGGCTGATGGCCGTGATGGTGAGCATCCGATGCACAGCCTTTATACGGGGTTGGCCGAAACGGAAGCGTACAAATCACTGGTGAACTCTCAGCCAACACCCTCAGTCACCAACTAACACACCAGGCCGGCCACCACCGGCCTCCTTTTTTCCTTTGAACCCGTGGCAAGCACTGAAACCGTCGAGTGGATTCTCCAGCAATCACACAACTACCCATTGCTAACGGCTGAACAAGAAATTGTTTTGGCAAGGCAAGTGCAGGCATGGGTTGAGATCCGTGATCTAGCGGAACTGACTAAAGAGCAGCAGAAAATTGTTCGTAGGGGTAAGCACGCCTATGACAGCTTCTTTCTGAGCAACATTCGCTTGGTCGTCAAGGTAGCTAGCCGCTACACAAAAATCTCTGGGTCACTTGGCTTGGACGACCTGATCCAGGAGGGGTTGCTAGGGCTTGAGCGGGCAATCATCAAGTTCGATCCGCAACGTGGGTATAAGTTCAGCACCTACGCCTTCAACTGGATTAGGCAATCAATCAACAGGGCGATCAGCAATAAGTCACGCTCAATCCGCATCCCGTGCGGGGCCATTGCTTCAATCAAAAAGGCGAACGACTACATGCGCACGCAGCAGCGAGAGAACAGTCGCGTGCCAAGCCTGGGGGAGGTGGCAGAGCATTGCGGTGTTTCCCTGCCGACGCTGAAGCATTACCTACCGCATAGCGCGTCGGTGATCAGCTTGGATGATCGAGTGAAAAGCCAATCCAGCACAAGCGAAACCAGCACTTACCTTGAGCTGTTGGCTGATGTGCCGATTGAGCCGTCAATGCTGAGCGAGCTGGACAACATTGTGGCGATGCTGCCAAAGCTGCTGAATGACCTGGCGCCTGAGGAGCAGGTGATTATTAAGCGACGGTACATGAGTGGCGAGGATCAGCCTGTTCCGTTTACCAGGATTGGAAAAGAGCTAGGCATCTCTCGCCAAACTGCAAATCAGCGCCATGATGCTGCACTGCGCAAACTGCGGTTAAAGCTCAATTATTCTGCAAGGCCTGAAGACATTCAAGCTCTGCGATGTGCCGCGTAGCTGCTCTGATAATTAAGTCTTGGTGCATAGCCAGTTGACACAGCTTTATCAGCATTGCCTTGGCTTCTTGTTCGTCATATTGCTGCACAGCACGTCGTTGCCTTTCAAGCGTTAGGTAATGCTCGGGCCCTGGTTCCGGGGCCATCCATTCACCCCAAGCCATCGCAAACCACGCTGGGCCTTTTGACGTTAGCCAGGTGACTGTTAACTGAATCTGCTGAGACGATCAAGTCAGAAGAGGCCAATTAATCCAGCCAGACTGAATGCGGCCGCCTTGGTCACCGTGTCAAAGCGTGAATTCAACACGCCAATTAGAGAGCCGTGGAATGCGCTGATTCATCAGTCTTTGCAGGCGATTGATCGGCACAACAGGCTGTGGTTTGACTCTGGTGAGGAGTGGCACCTACAACAGGCGGATGTGTTGCGTGTTTACGTGGCAGGTTTAAAGACATGGATTCATCGCGAGGAGGCGCAATGGACGAAACTGAAGTGATCAGCAGGATTGAACGTAACGGCGGCTATATCGAGACGCTGCACCGGCCCGGTTATGAGCTGTATTACCGCAGCTGTGTGGGTGGCATCTGTCGCTATAGCTCAGACCTATTTCAGGCCGAGATCTACCTAAACCAAATGCTCAAGCCATGAACGTTCCACCTGTTGTGGTTTTTGGCCTGACTTGGCTGCTAGGGATGCTGGCGGCAACCGTGTACCTGACGCAGCTTGGATAGGGGTGGCCGGTGATGGTGGCTCTCGCGCCTAACCCACCTTGCCGCTGCCGGCCGACAACGGACGCCCCACGTTTTTACGTAGGACCAAAATTCTAATCCCCTTGGGTCATCCATTGCACGATTGCCCACTCACCTAAAGCTGACCAGAAGGGTTGTGCGCGATACCAGTCGACCCATGGCTTATGGCCTTTGGAGCTATTACAAGCAAAGCAGCAGCTGGCTAAGTTTTCACGCACCGTCAACCCGCCATGGGCTTTCGGGATGATGTGGTCAAGGGTGGCGCTACGACCCAGTGGCTCTGCGCAATAACAACACTGATAATTCCAAGCAAGGTGGATTTGATCACGAGCACTGCGCCTGGTGACCAGCCTGGTTTCATCAATGTGATGCTGTTCCACTGAGATCAGCAGGCAATGGAACAACGTTGACCTCAAGGTCGAGAATGTCGTTGTCGTTGCTTATGAACTCAGCAATGCGGGAGTAAACATCAGCGGGCAGCTCCTCGGGATCGGTGGCAGACCGAACGATCAGCTTTGCGCTGACCTCAACAATGAACGCCCGCATGAGCGCAGCCGCGGCCTGTCAAACGGTAGCGGCAATGACACTGCCAACTAAAGCAGTTGTATTTAGGGGGCCTTAAGAATTAGCCCTTGCTGGCGGTGACAACCAAGTCGTGTTGATAGCGGCCAGTGACGGCATAGGAGCGTTCAGGGCTACCACTGACCAGAAGGAACTTGAGCTGGCCAATGCGTAGGCCTGGCCATATCGGCAAGGGGTGGTATTGGCGTGTGTTTTTCAGCTCAAGCGTCAAACGCCCGCAGTAGCCAGGGTCAGCCCAGCCGGCCTCCGCATGGTCCCATCCTTCCCTAGCGCGGGATGACTTGAGCACGAACTGAGCGCCGACATGATCCGGTAGGTGGCAGATCTCTTGGGTTTCACCAAGGAACCATTCACCCGGATGGATCATGAAGGGGTTTTCAGCGCTGTATTCACACAGGCCAACGATTTGCAGGTCAGGGGTGTCCTCCTGCTCAATCATGATGCGATCACCAAGCCTTAAGTCCAAGCTGGCCGGGTTGATCAATTCATCGTTGTATGGCGTGACCATGCCGTGCTGTTTGCAGAGCCGGCGGATTTCGTGATCAGGAAGCAGCACAGGTCATCAATAATCCCACCTAACCCTAGGTCCGCCTTTACGGATACCAAGGTGAACAAAGCCTTTCGGTGCGCCATAGCCCAAGCTGTGTGGCCAGTTTTTATCGCACCAGTCCTGCACGGCGTAGATATTGGCACCATCAACGTAGAAGTCGACTGCACCCTCGCCAACGGTTGAGTAGAGGTGTTCACTGCCGCTGGCACCACCAACGCTTCGGTTAATAGCAGGTGGACGGTAGCCCGAGGTGATTGTCACCAGCTTGCCGCCGAACTGCGCACGCACACGCTCCAAGAATTGCGCCAGCTTTAGCGCGGTGTCGCACTGGAACTGATGTTGAAAGCGACGTGCAGGGTCACCAAGGGCAAACTCACCAGCGGTGAAGTGCGGTGTGATCTTGAAGCTGAACGGTGACTCAGGCGTGAACATGGCTGAGAGGGGGGCCTTGGTCTGACGGACGCGACCCCATAGATCACCTTCCGCAAGCCGGCGACGCTTCAGGCCAGCTTCAACGTTGGTGCCAGGGTTGCGGTACAGCAGCATTGCATCCGGCACCTGATCCCATTGCTTGTCATGAAGCACGCGGGTGATAGTGCCAAACCCTGAGGCGCCAAAAAAGTTTGAGCCAAGGTTGAAAGCAAAGCTGACGAGCACTGACTTTTGGTTAGCCGTCATCTCACACCAATGGGGGATGCGCTTTGCCAAGGCAGCAGCAGTGCGGTCGATTTCAAGCCGCAGCATTTGGTCAGCTTCTACCTCAGTGATCACATCACCTGGCCGCACTGGCGAACCATCGGGATAGCGCGTGCAACCAACGCCAATGGTCCAAGGCTCACCACCGGACAACGGATCCGGGTAGGCCTGTAGCTTGCATCCTTCAAATTCCTTGACCAGCTTGAGTGCAGCACTCAGGTCATCCTGCTTCGGGTCAGTGCTCCAAGTCTTGAACCATGGCCGATCACGCCGCATGGCCGCTTCATAGCCATTTTCCTTTAGGTCAGCCTCTAGCTCACTGATTGCAGCCAGCTGGTGCGGCAGGCCACGATTAAAGAAGCGAAACAGCTGTTCAAGAGTGATCGGCGCAGGGTTCGCCATTGTTCAACGCTTAACAAGAGGAGTGATGACACCAGCCAGCAGTTCAATGGCGCGGTAGACCTTCACACCCATGCGGGCAATCGTGTCAAGGGTTTCGTCATCCTTCGGGGTTGGCGTCAAATTCACGATGGCCAACGCCAGCGCGTGAGCCGCAACGATGATTGCGATGAACTCAGGTAGGTGAAGCATGACTTCAGAGAAGCATCTAACTCAGGCTAGTTCTTCATTTCCAGCACTCTGACGCGCTGATCCAGCTGAATGATTTGCTCTCTGGTGTCGTTCTTCAATTCTTCAACAGCCTTGGCCATTTGTTGAACGGTCGCTTCAACACGTGCCGATTGCACCTGCAGGGAAATGAGCAAGGCACCGATGGCCAACATGCCTGCCGCTAAGGCCGTAGGAAGGGATGCGGTCAGGATGTTGCCGACCGTGTTTTTGTCGTCATCCATGACAGGCAACAGCCCCATCGCATCGTAGCGATAGCAAGCTCTAGCGCCCTTGGCCCCTTAGTGGTTTCTTCCCACGCCGGCGCGGGCGTGACTGTTGACCAAAACCCTGTGAGGTGGTTTTAGGAGGACCCGGCTGATGGACACGCTTTACAACGCTTACGCCCTTTTTGGACTTAACCGCCATCAGCCCTCTTCGCTGTCGCCAGCAGACTCCAGCCCGTCATCAGCAGAAAGCTCAACAGGAGCAGGGCCATAAGGGTCACGGGGCCATTCGGGGTAGTTAGCGCTAGTAATGTACGCGGCTAATTCTTCCGTGTCGGTGGTGTCACGGATTGCGGTCAGCTTGACGCCGGTGGCCACGCGAATGTCCTCACGCCACGTTTTGAGAACAGGGTCGGCGGGTTTGCCGTTGTCAGCTTCGCGGATGATGATCCAGTCCGTAGGGGCCAGCAGGGTGTTGGCGGTAGTGCGGGTCTGATTGACCCATTGGTCGACCAGCTGGCCGTGGTCTTTGGGGATCAGGTTGCCTTTGTCGTCATAGCCCCAGTAAAACCTTTGATCCCATACCGGCGGATCAGGAACCTCTGTAATGCCAATGGCGAGGCGTTCCTTCTGAGTGCTTAAAGCCAACCAGTTGGCTGGGTATTGAATGCCTGCATGGGTGAACGGAACCCCAGGAGCAAGCGGCTGGCCGTCAAGGATGAACATGGGTCTGATGCGCTGGATTGAGTCTAAATGGGGCGATTAGTCTTGTTCACTACTCACCTGGCGCGGGAGTAATTAAAGGGTGACTCGGCGAAACTTGCGTACACATAAGTACCGCCATTTGCGTTCCAGTTTCCGTATGCACTTGTTCTAACCTTGAAGCCATTGGAGAGCACATCGCAGTACGGACCGGCACCAACGCTTGACTCCGATTGGCTTGAATCTGCATACAGCGCTTTGTCAATGTAGTTGTAGGTGTCTCTGGCGGTGTCGATAATTACCCAGTTTCCGGTTGTATCCGTCCGCTTCACCATGATCCATCTGCTTCTATGTCCGGTGAACACAAACGGACCATCCGAGCTGCCGTTGCCGGTGTAGCTGCCGAAAGAAGAGTACCCGGATACTGGGGCGAAACAGTACGCCACATGCTTTTCATTTAAGTAGTTGATGCCAGAAGCATTATTCGCTTGAACGCCGAACACTGTTGAAGTGACGCCGCTACCCCAGTAGGAGCTTTCATTGGCTTTTGCGTCGGTAGTGTTCAGAAAAAGGTAAGAACCGGCGCCCAGTGCTGAGTGATAACAAACCCAAACAATAGAGCGATCACGGTTTTTAACGATAATCAAACCCGGCGCCACCCCGAGTCCATGCCCAACAGACCCGCCGGTTGCACCCGTGCCTGTGTACGTGACAATCGAAAATCCCGCTGTGGCGTTAGCTCGCACACTAGAAGTGATGGAGCCTTGGGTGTTGGATGAAGTTGTCGATCCTCCGTCAAACGCCCATGCAACGTAGGTTTGATTGTTCTCGTTGACAGCACCCCAAGTCCCAAGGGAAAAGCCGTCCGAGTTAAAGGCAGTTACGCCGCCGCCGTACTGACCAACATCAACCTCTGCATCTGTTGAGTTTGACGCAAGGTGCTTGTTTGTTCCACGCACAATGTCATGCAACGAGTGCGCTGTTGCCGAACCACTACGCTGCTTAGTCCAGACCAGATCGGGGCTGAAACCAAAGCCTGTGATACTGCGACCAGAGCCATTGCCCGTGTAGAGCTTGGTATCAAAAACCGTCGAAGGCTTTGTGACTACTGGCGCGGGCAGGTTTGCCGTGCAGAGGGCTTTGTACGTTGAGGCTGGGCGATTGGTGCCAGCCGTTTGATAGGCAAACGGTCGCTGGCCAAAGTTGACCGAGATCGCCACGTTGCCATACATGGACATGGCTGGCGTCCACGCTGCATTTGCAGTCAGATTGCTATATGCAGTTCCTTGGCTTGTTCCATTCTTATAGAAGACAAGGGTGCCAGCATCAACATCTAGACCGACCCCAATAACATCACCAGCCGTGAACGAGGCACCGTAACTTCCGCCACCGTATGTAGACGAGACTTTGACCCCAGTGGAGTTGTATCCTGCGGTTTCGGCGGTGTTGTCGAAGTCGCTGTTGATAGCGACACCGCCTGCTCCTATTGCTTTCGAAACGCCGATGTTAGTGAAATTGGATCCACTCAGCGTGTTAACGGTAACTTCCCAGTACCATTTGCCGCTTGTTGGAGCGATTGTTGACCGATAACCCTTCCACGAAGTTGTGTTGTAGGAAGCATCAAGATTGCCGTTTGCAAAAGTCGGACCGAACGTATCTAGCGGGTTCCATGTGCAGTAATTGCCACGAACCTCACCCCCCGCGCCCGTATCCGTGCCGCTCGAAGAGGGAACGTCAACTACGGAATCGTTGCCGGGATCGCTCAGAACAGAGCTGGATGCAGTGAAGCTATAAATCTTGTAGCCGCCGGATGTTGTTTTTGTATAGGTCAGGCTGGAGCCAATAAACGACAAATCGGGATTGGTATCGGCATAGCGGATTACAACAACGCCAGAACCACCATTGCCGCCATCTCCACCGAACTGACTGCCGCCACCGCCGCCGCCACCAGTATTTGCGGTGCCGTTACTGCCTGCGCCTCCTGAGGTGAACGCGCCATTCCCGCCGCCACCTTGGCCGCCTGTGCCCGCGCCACCAGACAGCCGTGTGTCTCCTGCGCCGCCACCGCCACCGCCGTAATAGGTGGATGTGCCAGTAATGGACGAAGTTGCGCCGATGCCGCCGTTACCACCGCCACCCGTGCTGGTCGTGCCGTTAGAACCTGCTCCTCCAGCACCACCACCGCCGCCAGGACCACCGGGATAGCCAAAGCCGTTGCCACCCGCATAGCCTTGGCCGGATGTTCCAGCGGCGCCGGTACGAGCTGAAGAATTAGATCCACCAGTCGATCCACCACCACCACTGCCGCCAGTAGTAGGAACGCCGTTATCTCCACCACCGCCGCCACCGCCATACGCAACGATTGATCCGAAGCGAGAGTCGCCGCCGTTAGAGCCTGCGGTATTACCTGTGTTGCCACTGCCCCCAGCACCAACGATGACTTGGTAAAGGGAGGAACTGGTGATTGAAGTGGACGAGGCAAGAACGCCACCGCCACCGCCACCACCTGACAGGTCGCCACCTGCGCCACCGCCACCACCTACAACGAGGTAATCGACGCTGCTGACGCCACTGGGGAATTGGATGGCGTTTGGAGTTGAGCTGACGGACAAATTCGACGGGGTGAAGTTATTCCCGTTGCCCGAAGTGTCCTTCCCTAATGTGGTCGCGGTTGCTGCACTGTTGTCCGCGAACTCAAGGTGGAAGCCGTTGGTGCCGTAGCTGCCGGTGTATGCCTTGGGGTTCCACACGCCGGTGGTGGCGTCGAACTCGCCAAAGCTGGTGGGGTCTAATGCTTGGCCGTCGATGAAGTGAACGTCGGCCAGGTAACCATCAAAGAACCGCTGGGGTGTGCCGTTCAGGTTCAGGCATCCAACGTAATGAGTATCTGTGCTGTTGACCTGTACTCCTGCATAGTTCTGCGACGGATACGTGGCAGTGGAAAACGTGGTCACTTGCGTACCATTGACGTAGAGCCTGCATCTGTTTGCCGCTGTGGCCTGAGTCGTGTCTAACGCAACAACTATGTGATACCAGGCAGATGTATCTCGAAAAACCTGCGTTGTTGTCAACTCGATCTGCGTGGCGCCACTGACATACGAAAAGACATTGAACGTGTTATCGCTAAGCAAGCGCAAATCAAATCCACCCAGCGCTCCAGAAGTTGAGTAATTGGTGGTAAATATACTGTTGCTAATTGCAGGACTTAAAGCGGACCTCTTTACCCACCCCGCCCAAGTCCAAGCTTGACGGTTACCTGCAGAAGCGGGAGTTCGGCTCAGATAACTGGAATCACCGGAAGAGAAGCGTAGTGATCTACTCACCCCGCCAGAGGCAGCAGCGGTTGCACTGCGCAGGAGAAGCGCATTGGCGTTGCCGGGAACTCCCATTGATCAGCTCAGGTTGGTAATGAGGGTTGCGGTGATCTTTGTAGTGGACTGAACTGAATACACCAGACAATCCACGGCACTGGCTGCAGTGCTTAGCGTTGGTGCGGTGCCGCCACTGAAGTCCCAATAGCTGCCATAAGCCAAGGTGTGCGAGCCAGTCGTCTGAGTAATCCAGATGCAGCCGCTTGCACCAGCAGTCAAATTGGTCGGGTTGGCAAGTGTCCTGTTTCCACCGATGGATAAAGAAAAATTGTTCGCCAAGCTGAAATCGGGCGTCACAGTAGCGCCGTCGGTCAGAGCAGAGATCGCACCACGCTGTTGAGCCGTGAAGGTCTGCGCTGTTGCCAGTGCGGCATAGCTTGCCCAAGACAGAACACCAGAGGCGTTAGTGCTCAGTGCTTGGCCGCTGGTCCCATCAGCACTCGGCAAGGTCCATGTGACGTTGCTGCTAACCGTGGCCGGTGCCTGCAGTGCAACCCAGTTGCTGCTGTCTGAATCCGCAAAACGCAGGTCAGATTGGGCGTTCAGCGTGATGTCGCCCGTGAAGGTCGCACCAGAGAGGGCAGCCAAACCCAAGTTGGCGACGGTCACGTCACCGATGGTGATCCAGGCGCTGTTGGCACCGTTGCGCAGTTTCAGCAGCGGGTTGGGGCTGACGCTGGTATCAATCCAAAGCTGATAGGCGTAGGTGGTGGTGGGTGCGGTTGAACCTGAGTTCTGACTTACGACTGCAGCCAAGATCGTGTTCAACTCAGACCGGAAGTTGGCGCCGGACTGGTTAGCAAGGTTGTAATCAGATGCCTGTGCCATTAGGTGATCTGCCTGCCGTGGCCAACGGCTTGATAGTCAAAGGTCTTGCTCACCATGCTATTCGCGCTGTTTCTAAAGGTCACAGTAAAACCAGTACGGCTAATGCTTGAAAGGGTGAAGTAATCGCCGGTTGCCATATCCTGCGCAGTGATGCCAACGCTTGGTGTGCCGTAGAACGCGGTGGGGAAGGTGACGCTATAGGCTGCCGACCCACTGGCCAGGTTGCGCTGTTGCTCTGTGCGGCGTTCAAACTCACCGCGAACGCCTAGCTCTTCAACGACAACGTTCTGGGCCGGGTTGCTGCTAGTGGCTATGAGCTTGAACTGAAAACCGCGGCCACGGTGGGTGTTGTTGACAAAGGGCTGCCAGTCGCGCCAGGCCGGTGTGCTCGCGGGGTTGTCAGACGTTGTACGAACAAACAATTGGCAGTTCGCCGCACCAAGGTCATCGCCGTCTATGTCATCCCAAGAATCAATCAGCTCGATCCGTTCGTCATAGGTGTTGCCAGGCTCAAATGAACGTGTCTTGAGAATCTGTTGAAGGCCTAGGTCATAGACAGCACCAAGGTCGAGTGTCTCAGCAAACTGGTATTCGCCATCGGCTACTGCACCACCGATGTAGTCGATCAGACCTAGAGCGTCCCAGTTGCCATCGGTTGCCATATTGTCTACTGGCTCATCAGCTGCCAGCACCAGACCGAGTTCCGTTTCGTTGTAGTACATATCCGTGGCACTACCGTTAAAAGGCGGACTGTTGTCCTCCTCGCGATATTCCTGAATCAGCAACAGGTCTTGAGGTGCCGGCAGGTCAACAACCACGCTGGCCGTATTGGCAGATTCGTTGCCAAGGGAATCAACGGCACGGATGAAGTAGGTGCCCTCAAGCAGTGGAACGATTTTGCGAGTGCTGCTGCCAGCAACGGCAGGCACGATGTCGTTCGAGCGTCCCCATGTGGCGGTCACATCGGTCAGCGGGGTATGGCGAATGCGGATCTTGCCGCCAATCCTCACGTCAAGGTCAACGGCCTGCGGCCAGTACAGCTCAGCGGTGTGCTCATCAATTGGGGCGATGAACAGATCTGGGATGGTCTCTGGTGGCGCCGTCTTGCCAATGGCGTCATAGGTCTTGGTGGCAGCGGTGGATCGCTTGCTATTGATCGCACCAATCGCGGTCACCTCAATCTCATAGCGCCCCACGTCACTGTTTTGAATCTCGTAGTCAACGGAACGAACGTTGGCGGTGACCCAGTTGCCGTTGTTAAAGCGATAGCGCACCTCATAGGTCAGAGCACGTTCAGCAGCACGCCAGCCAACAATCAACTTTGCCAAGACCTGGCCGTTGCTTTCGTAGAGAACCTCTCTAACCACCAAGTTGGTTGGTGCCAGTGGGGGTTCGTTCAGGTCAGAAACGTCGCGGGTGCCGAGCGGAACGTCTCGCTCCACATAGTCGTATTTAGTGGAGTTGTAGGCAACAGCAGTGATGTCATAGGTCGCGCCATCGGTTTCCTTGACGTTGAGCACACGCCAAGTGGACATGGCTACCTCAGTGGTGCCGATGGTCCAAGGTGCGCCAACCGCTGGCGCCTCAGCAAGGGTGCTACCAGTAAAGATCGAGTTGCCAACAAGCGTTGAGCCAGGGACTATTGCAAGTTGGCCGCTGGGCAGCAGGACGTTAAAGGTGAAGCTGGCAGGCGGACCGCTGGGGAACAGATCAACGTCTGTGCGATCTAGGCGGACGCGGGTGGTGGTCGATCCAGTGGTGCAACGGCCAGAGCGCATGACGCCTGCGCGTACCGGGTCACCGATATTGATTAGGTCACCAGGTCGAACAGTGATGCCGGCGGCAATGTCAGTGCTAAAGCTGACGATCTCAGTCTCGTTTTGTTCGGTGTAAAGCAGCCACTCACCAACACGCCGCGCTTGTCCTTGGCTGGTGCAGGCAAAGGCAGAAACCTCGATTTTGACGACGCCGAACTTGTCGATGCCTTCCTTGTCTTCAACAACCTCATAAGCAAGGTCGCGTAGCTCCATATCGAAATACTGCACCACTGCAACGGTGTGGCGAGTCTTGAGGCTGCTGCCGCTATAAGTAAAACCTTCTTCTGTGACGTTGGTTTGGTTAAAGATGTAGGAATAATCCTGCGGGCGATCTTGCGATATCTCTAATGCACCAGCAGACCAGAAGGGCATTGCACGGAAAACCGAGCACAAGTCGTTGATTAGCTTGAAAGCCTGCTCTTGAGTTTGAATAACAACGTTGCAAGCAAAGCGAGGTTCTTGTCCACCTTTGCCATTAGAGACAACCTCGGCACAATACTGACTTGCGGCTAAAAAGCTCCACTTGTCGAGTTGCGCTGCGTCGATGTGATCACCAAAACCGTAACGCTTGCTTGTTAGTAGGTCCCACAGGATCCAAGCGGGGTCAGTTGTCCACTGCGCTGCTGCAAACGTGCCGTTCCATGTGCCGGCGTAAATCAGGCGACCGTTCTGCGGGTTGACCGTTGCATTGTTGGGTATACGAACTTTGATGCCGCGAACGCGGTAAGCACGTGATGGGATGCTGCTGAATTGCTCAGCATTGAGCTTGACTGCAAATAGTGCGCTATTTGGGTAGGTCGTTTTGGCGTTGATCTTTTCGGTGTAGTCATACCAATAGAAATCACTGTTTTCAGTCGTGCTGCCTGACGGTGCAGCATCAGCATTAACGCGTACCACGCGAATATCAACTGGCGGGGGTGCGGTCAAATCAATGCGATGAATGCGTTGATAGAGGTCAGCAGTCCGGCCGCGAATTTCCTTCTCTTCAACAGTTGTGAAAGGACCGCCACTGTATGACGTTTGGATTCGGTATTGAATAACAGCACCTTCTACGTCACCATTGCTTTTGAAGACCTGGAGCGCGGGGGTGCCAATCGTGACACGCACTGCATTCACATCCGGATCAGTGATCGAACGTGTGACAGGGGTCGACTGCGTGACCTTTGTATTGACTAGCGTTGTGCTTTGGTTGGCGTCACCTACGTTCTGGGTATAGGTCTGGTTTTGCGTGCCAGTGCGGAACTCAAATACAGCGTTCGTGATGTCAAAGTTGTAGTCAGATGCTTGGGCGTTGGTGGGGTCGGCATCGCCACGCAAAACTGGTGTGTTGTTGAGGTAAACATCCTTCAACATCGCGACGTTGTAATTCGTTGTGCCAACGGTGTAATCCTTGGCAGAGGGAAATCCCTCAATTTCACCTTCACCAATTAGGTCAATGATTCGTGCAACTTGACGTGAATCGAGGTTGTCACGGGTGACATTGGCTGACCCGCCACCACCACCGCCGCCGCCCTTACCACCACCACCGCCACCGCCGCCGCCAGCGCCAGCAATCAGATGCTTGTCCATGTCAGACTTCATCGGTGTTGATACCGGCAGAGACAATGACGCTGCCTGTAAAAACTTCGCCATAAATCACAGGTACCGGAACGCCCTGGCGGCTGACGTTTTGAATGCCACTAAACGAATATGAACGTTTGGGATCTGTTGCGCTGTCAGTCCCAGAACTAATTGTTGAGGTTGGGGTCAGTAACTGAGAAACACCACCAAGCACCAAGGCTGCACCGACAGCGCCAATAGCAGACGCAAAGCCACCGCCCACAAGTCCAAGGCTGACGGCAGAACCTGCACCAGTCGCCCCACCCAAACCAGCACCTAGGCCAAGAAAACCACCAGCAGCAGGGCCCAAAAGAATTGCGGCAGCAATCAGTCCTACGCCTGCCAAGATCTGGCCAGTGCCGCTTCCCGCACCACCAACAACCGGAACGATCCTGATGGCTTCCTGCGGCGCTGCTGGGTAGTGAAGCTGCATCGGCTCATCAGACAGCTGCAAGCCAAGACGGCCAACGGTTACCTGATATTCACCCTCGCTCATCACACCACGAAGGCTTGGGAAGTTAGCCAGCAGGAAACGGATGGCCTCAGCCGGTGACTTCACCGCAGCCTTGAAACTCCGTTGTCCCAAGTGCTTGGCCAACTTGCCGTAAACCTTGATGACTCGGAACATCTCAACACCTGCTGGTATGCCGAACGATCAAGCCAGTGCTCTTCTGATAGTAGCCGCCCCATAAATCCCGACTGCTTAGGCGGCCGCGTAGATGGTGCAAAAACAGTTGGTCACCTAGGTAGACACCAACGTGATTAAGGCCTGGAGAGCCATCAAGTTGCATCAGTATCGCGTCGCCATATTCAGGAGCGCTAAGGCCCAGATCAACAAAACCAGCTTCCGAACAATACTTCTCGAACCATGGTGCTTGGTGAAAGTCCATCATTGATGGCGGGCGATTCCAATCCGGCAAATCAAGCCCCAGCTCTTCCTTGTACCAGTCACGCACCAAGGTCCAGCAATCGCTTACGCCCCACACCCATTGCCGCCCGATTAGCGGAGCTTTATAGCCGGTTGGATGAATCTCGCACCACATCTGGGTGCCAGGGTTGCAGATAAACCACGGCAGACCTGACTTTTCACAGGACATGCGATCTGCCTCACTGGGTTGAGCAGGACTGCGTGGATGGCTATGGAAGATTGCCGTTATTTCGCCGGCATCCTCAGCAGCGGCATAGTCCTCTGGGTCAATGACAAAAAAGTCCTGGTCGGCGGCAAGGTTTTTGCATGGCCAGTAACGCTCGCGCCCCTTGACAACCAACACCAAACCGCACGCTTCCCGTGGCGCCTCCTGAAGCGCGTGCTCCAATGCGTCGTGTTTCCAGTGGGTCATCCGTAGAAGGTGCCAGCGCTTGGGAATGATCCAAACGGTAGATCGGCATAATCACCAAAACGCTTTTTGCAAGAGCTAATGCGCTTGCCGCATACATCCCGCAGTGGGTCGACCGTGCCGGTGGTCACCAAAGGTTCATTGCTGTTGCTGTAGCCCGAGGCGTACAACACTGTGTTTGTGTTGGTGTAAACGGTCAAGCCGCCATCAGCGTTGAGGGTAAGGCGGTTGTTTACGTTGCCGGTGACGCCAGTGATTTCAAGCTGTGGACCAGCTGAGTCAAGAACATCTACATCGGGGTTGTGATTTCTAAAAGGATTGCCACTGCTTAGGGTTCGTGTTGCATTAAAAACTTCGCCTTGGTACCAAACGCCTGTGGAACTCACAATTGAATAGGAATTAGCAGACCAAGCAAACGGCAAACCCGTGTAATGCGTTGGCTCCAAAGCAACAGAACCAAAGCCAACAGTTAACCGAATTGTCTTACCGGCACTGATCGTAAAGGTGTAAGTGACAGATTGCGTTTGTCCTAAAGCGCTGGGCGAGGATCCAACCATCTCATAGCCAAAACCGCCACTACGGCCAATGCTTACATTGGTGGGATACCAGTTAATAAAGGAAACGGTGGTGGGCGAAGCTGTTGAGGCGGTGTTGCTTGCCCACAGCACTTCGCTGCCATTCCTGTAGAGGACAACGTTGCCATCGGTTTGCATCCTGAGCTGGTACGACCCACTGCCCCGAACAGTGTTGGTTGCCCAGACTGCATTGTTACCAGGAATGCCTTGCGGGCCAGGCTTTTTGTAGACGACAAAGTTGCCGTCGTTTTGCATGATCCCTTTGTACCATCCGTTGGCAGATGTGATGTAGTCACCGTTATTTAGTGTCTCGCCGGCCGTTAGCTGGTTACCAAATGCACTTGCGGCAAAGTTGACTGCAGGTGTTGCGCCTAACGGATTGTCGTATTCGTCGTAATAATTTGTGCCCGTATAACCGCATTCAGCACTGCGGTATTTCCACTGACAGATGTTGGCAATGACTTGACGCTTTGGTGCTCTAACACCAGCTAGGTCAAAAACTGCGGCAAGCTCAAACTCAACAATCTCGCGGTTTTCAATTGCCTTACGGTCAATGTAGTAGACCTCACGGGGCATCTCCTCATTTGCTGGTGTGCCATAAGGGTTGACGCCGCCAGTGAAATTGACTGGATCCAGGAACCGGCTAAGCGTACGAATACGAATTAGCTTTGCACCTGTCAAATCATTACCGGGTGTGATCTCATTGACGCCAAGCAACAATGCTGAAATGCTGCCGAGCAGGTTTGAAACTCGGATTCGCGGCCGTGGGAGCTGGCCATTGCCGCTGTACTCAAAGCCTTCAGCCTGAATAGGTAGCGGTTGGTATGGCTCACCTTGCCAGTAGATATCACCGGCCGGGGTTTTCTGATTAACGCCAGCGTGAAAACGAACTATCTCACTACTACCATGCAACTCTAAATCTAGGTGCAACTCAAAAAGCTCAATAATGGCATATGGATTAGAGCTAAGCAGCTCTCCAAACATCTCGCTCATGGCTCAAATACCTCAACAAATTCAGCCTGCAAGGTGTTGTTGTTGTAACTAGTCATTTCAACAGACCATTGCATACAGATATATTTACCAGCTGTCCCGCGAGGCGGTGTCCAGTCAAAGGATTCAGAGCCTGCCCTTGCCTCTAAAAATGCCAGGATGTTGTCACGTTCACTATCAGTTCTGTTGGCAAACGACAAACGCCAAATCTTAGGATCAGTGTTCAAGCCATACCGCAAGCGCTGCTCATAGCCATCGCCAAACTGCACACGCCGCACACGTGGCTGACTTTGTTCGCTTGCAGAAAAGCTTGGCGTATAAGTAAACGTGGCCATTATGCAAGCAAGCCTCCAGGGCGCTTCTGCTTAATCAATTCTGCTTGAACTGCTGCACCAACGACACGACCCAAGGCATTTGCATCTGAAGCATTACCTTGAACGCTTGAACCGCTTGCATCGACATTAACAACGATGCTGGTATTAGCACTGCCTGAAACCCCTAGCTTCCCGTCACGTCCACGCTTCAGCGGCATGATCGCCTCAGGGCCTGCCTCACCCATCAAGCCGAGGTTTCCAGCTCCACCATTGGCAAAGCGGAACAAGGTAGGCCGGCTCACAACGCCACCCATAGCGAACGGCTTTATGCCATTTGCAGCGACCATGCCGTTGCCGACGAACTCAAGGGCGGCAAAGTTTGGTTTAAACAATGAGCTGCCACCTGTCTTAGGACCAAAGAAACTTGATATTGAATTAATTGCGGTGTTAATCACATAAATCTGCATCAACTGTTTGGCGATGTCAGTCAATACGCCAGATGCAATCTTTTGCAGACTTGCCCCAAAACCTTCAGCGCCTGTGATCAACGCATCAAACGCGGATGCCATACCCTGCCCGATGCTGTTGCCGATGCTGTCAGCAAGTTGCTTTTGCTTTTCTTGTTCAGCAGTGAACTGCTTGGCCGCCACTACGTTCTTGCCATATTCAGAAGTAATTAGTTCAAGCTCATTCACATAAAAAGGCAGAGCATCAATGTTTTGCTTCTGGAACGCAGCAATCTCACGTGCATATTGCGCTTGACTGGCTTGAAACCTATCTGCAATCCCTTGCAGCTTTGCATCTTTATCAGCCTGTGAAATCTTTTCGCGTTGAATTTCAGCAGCTTCAGCAAGAAGTTTGACTCCGCGATCAATCATTTCAAGGCGAAGTTTTTCACCGGTATTCTGCGAACGTTCAGCTGCTGCTATGCGTACCTTTAAAGCTTCCTGAGATCGAAGCAAACCATTGGCAGCATTGATTGCTTGAAGCTGGCTTTCACGGCCCTTGGACGACTTAGCACCACCACCACCGCTGGCTAATGCAGCCAAGTTTGGGTCAAACCCAGAACCCATTGCATTTCCGCTTGACGTGCTGGGTCGAAACTGTCTCTGCGCCGAGCCAGGCGCATACCTACCCATGTCAGCAACAGATGGGGCAGATGCACGCGAGCTTGCTCCTACACCATAACCAACAACCCTAGAAATTAAGCCTGCACCAGAACCTGAAAATTGGCTGGCAAGAATACCGCGAAGAGTTGGGTTTAGTTGATTCCACCACCTTGCAATCGTATTTCCAATAGCAGCAAAATAAGACGTTGCATTTGCGCTCATTGCCTTAAAAGCTGATGCAAAGGAATTGCTCATGCTGCTGGCGCTAATTTGGCTCTTGCTTTCAAGATCAGGCAGCAATCCTTTTACATATTCAATAGCCTTTTGGGCTCGGTCCCCAAGGCCTTTCATTGAGTTCGTAAAATCATTTGCAATTACAGATCCGATGTTATTAACCCAATTTCTAAATGCCAAATTGTTGTCGTACAGGGCTTTTGAGAGCAGGCCCAAAGCTGTGACTCCAGCAATAATCCAGCCCCAACCAGGAAGCGCGAGAATTGCAGCACCAAGGGCTCTGACATTACCTGTAAGCATTGGCATCACCCCACCAGCCAAAGCCGTCTGATAACGCAAGATCTCCAATCCATTGGACAATACAGCGACAGCTGACACCACACCTCTAATGATTCCAGTGAGTGGCCCCCATGCGAAAGCCAATGCCGCGCCGCTAACGGCTGCACTCTTGACTACATCAGGCAAAGCGTTGAATGCAGTCACAAAACTGGTCACTGCATCGGTTATTGATTGAAGGGCTGGAAGTAGCGCAATCGTCAGGTCAGCCCCCAAGGCCCCAACCTTGCCGCTAAGGATTGCCAGCTTGTCACTGTATTCATCTGCCTTTTTCGCAAAGGCTTCGGTCATCTTGACGCTGAGGCTTTCAATGGCACTGCCACCCATGTTGAGCATGGGGATCATTTCGGCCCCAGACTTTCCAAACAATCTCAGCGCTAGAGCTGTCTTGGCAACACCGTCTGGCATTGCCTTAAACCGATTGGCAACCTCAAGCATTACGGCGTCTGCCGATTTGAGCTGCCCGTTGCTGCCTTTGATGCTGATCCCCAATGCTTGAAATGTTTTAGAGGCGGTGGCGCTGCCACTATTTGCCTCAAGCATGGACTTGCTTAACTTCACCAGGGATTTACTGACATTCTCAAGATCAGTTCCGCTGGTAGCTGCAGCCTTTTTAAAACGTGCCAATGCTTCAACGCTGACGCCTGTTTTTTGGCTCAGGTCATACATGGCATCTCCAGCTTTGATGGTGTTCTGCACCATGCCAACTAGGCCAGCCACGCTTAGCAGCGGCGCAAGAGTGCCCAATGCACCTGACAATCCAGCAGCAGCGCCGGTCATGCCACGCATAGCACCAGTAACGCCCTTTGCTGTTGTCTCTACAGATTGCAAGCCACGATTAAACGCGACGATGCCGTTCAGGCCATCAACCTTGGCGCTAAGCCTCAGGACTGAATCAACATTCATCGCCATGACTTAGCCCTCGTTTTTGTTGATCAGGGTCAGTGCAGCGCCCTCCATCACCTGCAGGTCCTCCAGCATGGAGCGCTGATCCTCTACTCCATAAAGTCTAAGCATCCATTCCACTGCTACATAATCCAAACCCAGCACACCACTCATCGACGTGCGCCATTGAGTTTGCAATCGCAGGAACATTTCAACGACCGCCCAGTTCTCCTCCAGCACCTCAAAATCAGACGAAATAGACGCCTCGTCTGTGATGATGTTGAAGGCCTGCGCTGCCTTTTCTAGATCCTTGTCTCCAGGGTCGCCGCCGGCCCAATACTCAGCGGCCTCAATCAGTTTTTTCGTTTTGCCCCTGCAAGGCTGGCAAAGTACGCCGACACGATGGCAGCCGTGACGGTAGGCACGTTCATCAGTTGTGCCTTGGCCTTTTCAGAGAACGGCACCTGCTCGGCTTTGTCGTCCAGCACCCCAGACCAGCCAACCAGAATCTCATCGGCGATTTCCTGATCAGTGATCATGCCGTCAGTGTCGTCATCACGCTGAATAGCGCTTAGGCGTTTTTGAACGGCCTCTTGGATTTCGATGATGCGGCTTTGCGGCAGGCGCTTCAGCTCAGCGTCAAAAGTTTGCTTTTCATGCCGGCCCCCATCAACGGGAATGTCAAAGGAAACCGGCCAGCTGTAGGTGTCGGACTGCTTGAGAACAAATGCCATAGGGCTAGCTAGGTCTAAGTAAAGCTAAGCGCAAAGTCGTCGTTCCCAGCAGTTGTGGGGGTAGCGACGAACGGGAGGTTCATCATCTGAACACCGTCATTCTCCGAATAAGTCGGCGAGGTGATGTCGGACTGAGCAGAGGTGAAGGTCACCCGGTTACCGGCTGTGGTGCCGTGCAGGAAACTCACGCTGCCGGTGCTGCTGCCCAAGGCCACGGTGAAGAAGTCCTTCGCTGCAATGGTCGGCGCTTCGATCAGGCAGGAACCAGCAGGCTTGCGATCCGTGATCAGCACCTCACCTGTGGAGCTACC